ATCAGGCGTGTAAAAATCTGAAATTTTTAGGGGGGTTAGCTGGACTTATTCGGGTGCCGCAGGCTTGGACGGCTGATCAGATCGTGCGGCTAATGTCGGCTTGCGAGGTGCAGACGGGGACGATCGGCGGGGTGGCGGCTGCCGACTGGTGGCGCGCGTTGCACCTGGTGGCGTGGGACACGGGGGAGAGGATCGGGGCGATTCGGGATCTGGAATGGGTCCACGCTGACCTCGTCGCCGGGTACATGCTGGTGCCGGCCGAGCTGCGGAAGGGGAAACGGAGAGACCGGTTGTATCGGTTGGCAGGGGACACGATTCAGGCGCTTCGAAAAATCTTGCTGCCGAAGCGGGAAAAGATTTCCCCGTGGCCGTACAGCAGGACCTACCTTTGGAACCGGTACAGCCGGCTGTTGCGGAAGGCCGGATTGCCACACGATTCGAAGTCAAAATTTCACCGGATGCGGCGGTCAGTCGCGTCGCATTACGAGGCGGCTGGGGGCAACGCGACGGAGCTGCTCGGCCACTCCAGCCGATCTGTGACGCTGGCTTATCTCGACCCGCGGATCGTGCCCCAGCAGCACGCCGTCGACCTGCTGTTTCGGCCGGGGCAGGGCAAATTGTAAACCGAGCGTACGCGGCGTGATGACGCTGGGGTAGACTTCGGCGATGCAACCCAGCACCTGGATCGTGATCGGGAGCAGTCCCACTGTCCTGCAGACGTACCCGCGAGCGCGCAGCCGCTGGGGGGATGCGGGAACGATCACCTGCAATCGCGGGCTGCAAGTGGAGCCGGATCCGGATTTCTACTTCTTGAGCGATCAGCTCGCGTGCCAGCTGTGGGCGGCCAAGGGCAAGGAGGCGTCCAAGCGGGGCAAGACAAAGCGGGTGACCTTGCGGCGAGATCCGCAGGCGATGAAAATGCGCAGCGTCGACGATTTCGAGATCGTCATCCGCGAGGGGCATCCGTTCGAGCCGTTCCAGATGTCCGGCTTGTGGTGTGTCGAGTTTGCCATCCGAATCCTCGGCGCCGACCAGGTCGTGATGTGCGGCTTGGACGGATACCGGCCCGGATGCGAGAAGCAAGATTACTTTGCGGGCGCCGATCACTATCCGCCGAATGATGGGCTGCAACAGCATCTGACGGCGAAGAACGTCGAGCCGTTGACGAATCGGATCGTCGCCAAGTATCCGGATGTCACGTTTCTGTGCTTGGGAGCGCCATGGTACGAAGTCGCCTATCCGAATTGGAGCGTCTGCACGTCGCTGCCCTGATTCCGGCTCGCGGTGGGAGCAAAGGCATCCCGCGCAAGAACTTGGAGCGGGTGGGCGGGCAGACGCTGATCGGTCGAGCGGTCCGCACGTGTCTGGTGTCCGTCGCGTCGGAGGTGTACGTTTCCACCGAAGACGCGGAGATCGCGGCCGAGACGCGGGCGGCCGGCGGGGCGGTGATCGACCGGCCGGCGGAGCTGGCGACGGACGAAACCTCGACGGTGGACGTGTTGCTGCACGCGCTCCAAGCAATGCCGCAAGTGCCGGACGTGTTGGTCTGGCTGCAATGCACGGCGCCGCTGATGAGCGCCTTGGACATTGACGGATGTGTCCGGCGGCTGATTGAGACGGGGGCGGCCACGTGCGTGGCAGCGACACCTTTTCACGGCTTCGTCTTGGCCGACAGTCAGGACGGACGGGTCAAGGGCGTGACGTGGGACTCGCTGCGGCCGCCGCCACGCCGCCAGGACCTGCCGCGCTACTGGCAAGTGGCCGGATCGGTGTGGGCGTTTGTGGTCCAGACCTTCCTTCGCACGCATCAAGTATACGGTCCGGACTGTGTGGTGTGCCCGGTGTTCGGTCCGGTGATGGACGTGGATTTGCCGCAGGACCTGGCCCTGGCTCGGCTGTTGATCGCGGAGCCGATCCAGTATCCGCTGTGAACGTCATTTGTAAATCTGCTCTGCGCGGCGTGCTGCCGCGGGCGTAGACTCCCGCGTAGCAATCGCGGACCGGCCACTCGTCAGCGGCGCGGGTTCCTGCGGGACGGTCTCACGGCTCGTTAGCCCCTGCACCGTCCCCTGTGCGATACAGACGAGACGTATCGACTATTTCTTGAGACGGGAGAGGGACCCCCATGCGCCGCAGACACATCATGCCCACCTTGCGCCGGCCCCACGGATACACCGTGCTGGCACTGTTGAGCCCGAAGGCGATTCGGGAAAGGATCGCGGAGCTGACCGATCGGGCACAAGCCATTGTGGACACTGCCACGGGCGAGAACCGGGATTTGACCACGGAAGAACGGACGGAGGTCGACGGCATCTTGGGCGTCGGCAAGGCCGGCGAAACCGGGCACAAGCCCGGCAAGCTGGACGCACTGGAAGCGGACCTCGAGCGGGCGGAAAAGCTGGAAGCTCGCCAAGCTCAGCTCGCAGCGGCTCGCGCCGGCGGCGACGGCACCAGGCTGTTGCAGCGGTCGGACGGGCCGGGCAGCGGTTCGCCTGCGGCGGCCGAGTTGCCGCTGTCGGCGCGGATTCGCATTCCGCTGGCGAGTCAGTACCGCTACGGACGGCTGCGAGCGTTCACCGGGCCGCGGGCGGACGAGCGGGCGTTTATCGCCGGACAGTTCTGGGCCGCGACGCTGTTTCGCAACAAGCGGTCGATGGAGTGGCTGCAACAGCACGGCTTGGCCGTGCAAGCTGCGTTGGAGGAATCGAGCGATTCCGTGGGCGGCTTCCTTGTACCGGTGGAAGTCGAGCAGGCGATCATCGACCTGCGCGAGGAATACGGCGTCTTCCGCCGCGAGGCCCGCGTGATGCCCATGGCGCGGGACACGAAACAGCAGCCGGTCCGCAACAGCGGGCTGACCGCGTATTTCGTGGACGAAGGCGCGGAGATCACGGCGTCGGACAAAGCGTGGACGCAGGTCAACCTGACGGCCCGCAAGCTGGCGGCGCTCTGCAAGTACAGCAACGAGCTGGCCGAGGACGCGATCATCAGCATCGGCGACGATCTGACGCGCGAAATCGCCTACGCCTTCGCGGTCAAGGAGGACGCTTGCGGGTTCCTCGGCGACGGCACCAGCACCTACGGGCACATGACGGGCATCGTCAACGCCCTGGCGGCCGGCTCGGTCTACACCGCGATCACCGGCAACACGGCTTTCAGCACGCTCGACCTGGCCGACTTTGAGGCGATGGTCGGCAAGCTGCCGATGTATCCGGGGATCCGGCCCAAATGGTTCATCAGCCAGGCGGGCTGGGCGGCCTCCATGATGAGGCTCGCCGACGCGGCCGGCGGAAACACAATGGCGATGTTGGCCGAGGGCCCCACGCGGATGTTCCTCGGGTATCCGGTCGTGATCAGCCAGAGCATGAACAGCACTTTGACCGCGCAGACCAGCACGCCCGGCCTGGTGCATTTCGGGGACCTGCAAATGGGCGCCATTCTCGGCAGCCGCCGGGGGATGACGATCGCGATCAGCAGCGATCGGTATTTCGAGTACGACCAGATCGGAATCCGCGGCGTCAGCCGGTTCGACATCAACATCCATTCGCGGGGCACGTCGAGCGTGCCGGGCTGCATCCTGAGCCTGACCACGCCGGGCAGCTAACCGTCAGTGAGCGGACGGCCGGCGTGCGCACCACGCCGGCCGTCCGCTCGGACCGCGTTCTTTCCACTGACCACTGACCACTGACCACTGATCACTGATCACTGATCACTGATCACTGACGAGGGATAAGAAAATGAAGCGACCTTTGGAAGGCTGCAAGCTGGTGAATATGACCCCGCCCGCCGCGATCAAAAACAACGCGAGCTGGACGGTGGCGGAAGTTGACACGAAAGACTGGGACCATCTGACGATCATCGTCATGCTGGGCGCCACGGACATTGCGGTCGCCGCGCTAGCGGTGACCGAAAGCAATACCAGCGGTTCCGGCCACGCGAACGTGACCGGTCTGATCGTGGGCACGAGCGCCAACATTGAGGGGAGCACGTCGGCGTTGCCGAGCGCGACCGACGACGACAAGTTCCAGGTCTTTGAAATCGATTTGCGTGGCCGCAAGCGGTACATCGACCTGACCTTTACCGCCGGCGCCGGGACGGCCGGCACCTACGCCGCCGTGCTGGGGATCCTCTCCAGCCCGAAAGCCCTCGCTCCGATCAGCATCAGCGATCGCGGCTGTGACGAGATCCTGCGAGTGTGAGTGGGAATGATGGGAATCATGAGAATCATGATTCCCCTAACTCCCATTATTCCCATTGTCGAGGAGCGACCATGCACGTGCGATTGCGACGGCACTGGAACGGTTGGAAGCCGGGGCGCATCTTTTCGGAGATGCCCGACGGCGCCGGCAACGTGCTGATTCGTCGCGGGATTGCGGAGCCTGTGGATGCAGGATTATGCAGCCAGACTACTGACAGCGCCGGCGCTCGAGCCGGTGACGCTGGCCGAAGCGAAACGCCACGCCAACGTCGTGGCCAGCGACGATGACACGCTGATCACGGCCCTGATCGTCGCCGCTCGCGAGCTGGTCGAGCAGGATACGAGCCGGGCCCTGATCAATCAGACGTGGGAATTGGAGCTGGACGACTGGTGGACGGACGGGCTAGAAGTGCCTCGGCCGCCGCTGGTGAGCGTCACGCACATCAAATACTACGACGCGGACGGCGTGCTGCAGACGGTGACCAGTACGAACTATCACGTGGACACGCGGCGGCAGCCGGGCGTGATCTGGTGGGATGACGATTACACGCTGCCGACGCTGGGCGACGATGCGAATCCCGTCCTGGTGACCTACGTCGCCGGCTACGGGGCGGCCGCCAGTGCCGTGCCGCAGCGGGCCAAGCAGGCGATCCTGCTGCTGGTCGGGCACTGGTATCGGCAGCGGGAAGCGGTCGGCCGTGCTGAGGGCGAAGTGGCGTTGGCCTACCGGCGGCTGATCCGCAGCCTGTGCGTGGGGGTGTATCCGTGATCGACGCCGGCCAGCTGGACAACCGGATCACGCTGGAGACGCCGACGCCGACGCTGGACTCGGCCGGGCAACCGATTCGGACCTGGGCGACTTTCGGCACGGCAAACCTGCCGGCCAAGGTCGAGCAGGTGACGGGCGGGGAAACCATCCGGGGCCGGCAGACGTCGGCCGAGACGACCATCGTGTTCACCGTGCGCTGGCTGTCCGGAGTCACAGCCCAGATGCGCGTGAGTTGGGACAGCCGGACATTCGGGATTGTGCGAGCGGCGGATCCGTACGGCGATCGCCGCGAGCTGCGGATTGAGTGCAAGGAGGCGGTGTGAAACTGGCGGCGATTACGTGCCTGTACGGGTGCCGAGAGACCGCGCGGCAGCGGGCCAACTATTGGGCCTGCGCCGCGGCGCTCAAGGCCCAGGGCGTGGACCTGTGGACCGTGCAGGGATTATTGCCGTGGCAATACCACGCCGAGGCGATCGACGGCGAGCGGATGCTTTGGGTGCCGATCCGGGATTTCCTCTGGCACAAGGAGCGGCTGCTGAGCCTCGGCGTCAGCCGGCTGCCGGACGAGTACGACGCGGTGCTGTGGGTGGACGCGGACGTCACGTTCGATTTACCGGACATCCGCGAGCGCATCGAGCAGGTGCTGGAAAAATACCAGATCCTGCAGCCGTGGTCCGACGCGATCTATCACGACGAGGCGGGCCGGCCGCTGAACGGGGTGTTCGACGTGACGCAACCGGGGGCGCCGAATTTCGGCCGCTGGCTGTGGGAAGTTCCCAAGTTCCTGCGGCGATCGGCGGCGGCCGTGAACTGGGAGCAAGAGACGTACGTCCGGGCCCACACGGGATTGGCCTGGGCGGCGCGGCGGGAGTGGTTCGACCAGGTCGGACTGTACGAATACAGCCTGGGCGGCAACGGGGACGAGACGCTGTGCGAGGGCCTCTGGGGAGTGAGCGACGCGATCGCGCGGGCCAACTACAGCCGGCCGCACTGGGCCCACGTGCTCCGCTGGATTGCGCGTTGCTACGACGCGGTGCGCGGCCAGGTGGGCTACGTGCCGGGCACGATCCGGCACTTGTGGCACGGGCCGATCCGTGGCCGCGGCTACCGCGTGCGGCAGCTGCAGCTGCGGGCGTCGGGATTCGATCCGACGGCGCACCTGATCGACCAGCCGGGCGAGGCCTTGGCCTGGTCGGACACCGCGCCGGCCGGACTGGTGGCGTGGATGCGGGAGTATTTCGGCGCAACGTAATTTGGCGAACGGTGGGCGTTAGCCCACCGGTGGGCTAACACGTTGGCCGGGAGCGTAGTGTGACACTGACCGATCGCCAATTCGATCCGCACCGGGACTGGTTTAGCCAGCACCGGCGAGCGTGGACGGCGGCGCTGGCACGTTGGGCCGGCCAGCCGGACGTCCACGCGCTGGAGATTGGCGCGTTCGAGGGGCGGTCCGCGTGCTGGCTGTGCGATCACGTGCTGACCGGGCCGGGCTCGACGCTGACCTGCGTCGACCCGTGGGGATCGAAATGGGCCGGCGACGTCGAGGAGGCCCGCTTTGACCTGAATACCGCGCCCCTGCCGGTGACCAAAATCAAGGGCACGTCGCGGATCGTGTTGCCGCGGCTGGCGGTCGAGGGGCGGCTGTTCGATTTTGCGTACGTGGACGGGGATCACCGGGCCTCGGAGTGCCTCTGGGACCTGGTGCTGTGCTGGCATTTGCTGCGGCCGGGCGGGCTGCTGATCGTGGACGATTACCTGTGGACCGATCCGAGCGTGCCGATCCCGCCTCGGCCGGCGATCGACGGATTCGTCGCCGCGTACCGGGACCAGATCCGGCACGTGTCCCAGAGTCAGTGCGGGCAGGTGTTTTTGTGGAAGTGAGCAGGCGAGCGGGGCGGCGTTAGCCCCCCGGTGATCATGGCCACGCTGCAACTGGACGGCTGGGAAGAGTTGGCCAAACAACTGGACCGCGTGGACGATCGGTTGACCAAACGAGCAAAGTTGGAGGCGGTCAAGGCCGCCGGCGAGGTGGTAGCGGCAAGGGCCAGGGATTTGTGCCCACGTGGCGACACGGCCGACAAGCCGGACGCCAAGCCGCTGCGAGACACGATTGCGGTCGAGGTCCGGGATTACGACCAGCGAGCGCTGGCCGTGATCGGACCGCAGTACCCGGCCGGGGCCCACGGGCATTTGGTCGAGGACGGACACGAGATTGTGACGCGGGACGGAAAGCGGACGGGCCGGCGAGCGAGACCTCGGCCGTTTGTACGCCCGGCATTCGACGAGACGAAGGACCAGCAACAAGCCGCCATGCAAGCCGTGGTGACGAGGACCTTACGAGAGCTGGGCGGCTGAAAGGCGAACGGGGCGGCGTTAGCCCCCCGGTGATCAAATGGCAGACATCGGCATTGCAACCCGAGCCCGACTGATCGCCGACACCGCGGTCAAGGGGATCGTCGCCGCGCGGGTGTATCCCGACCGGCTGCCGCAGAGTCCGACGCTGCCGGCGTGTGTGTATCACGTGGTGAGCGGGACCGACGAGGTCCACCTTGGCGGCCTGTTGGGCGTGGCCCACGCGCGCCTCCAGGTGGACTGTTACGCGACAACGCGAGCCGCGGCCAACGCACTGGCCACGGCCGTGAGAAACGCCCTCTGTGCCAGCACGGGCCGCGGCACGTGGGGCACGGTGTATGTGTGCGGCGCGACGCCGCAGGGAGGCGAGCGGTACGACACGCAGAGTCTGGGCGACGGATCGGACGATCCGCAGTACATCACGATGCGTGATTTTCTGATCAGTTTCAACGGATAGAGTCTCGGCGAACGGTGGGCGTTAGCCCACCGGTGGGCTAACGCCCACCGTTCGCCCACAAACGAAGGAGCAACACATGGACACCGGCCACGGCGCAACCATCACGTTTGGCACGCAATCGCTGGCTTTCTTTTGGCGCAAGATCGGCGCCGTCGAGCAGGCGCGGGAGGAGGTCGAGTGCAACTACCTCGGCATTATCGCGATTGGCTCGAACCCGCCCTACGCGCAGAATCTGCCGGGTGACCTGACCGATCCGGGCGAGTTCGAAATCGAGTACGCTTTCGACGCGAAAGCCTCGGCGCAGCCGGCGATGGGCGATCCCGAGACGATCACGATCACGCTGCCATTGGCCAGCGGCCAGAGCAGCGCGTACAACGTCGCCGGGACCGGCTACGTCAAGAGTCGGACGATTCTCCCCGAATGCGCCACCAACGGACTGCAGATCGGCAAGATGGTCGTCCGCTTCGACGGCATGACGGGGCCGACGCCGACAGCCGCCGCGTGATCCCGTGGCACGGCTTACTGTGTTAGCCGTGCCCGCGCCGCGCACGACGTCGAGCAGTTCCGGCACGGCCAACGCAGTAGGCCGTGCCACACCGACCAGCACGGCCAACACAGTAGGCCGTGCCACAACACCAAGCAAGGAGCAACGCATGAGCGCAGAATCTGTCGTATCGCTGAAGCAGTTCCCCACCGAAGTCGTGATGCGGCGCAAGACCGTCTTTCTCGACGAAGGCCGCGGTCCCAAACAGGTCGGCTATTTCTACGGCGCGGGCAAGCCGATGGCCTTTACGCGCCACTTCGACGCGGACACGGCCGCGGCGATCGCCGCCGAGGTGTGCCGGATCGAGGGCGTGGCGGAAGTCCCGAAGCTGGCCGTGCCGGCGCCCTGCCCGCCGGAGTTTCTCCCGCCGCCGGAAGAATCGTCGCCGGAAGAGTCGCCGTTAATTCTGCCGGACGATTTCGCAGGTGAGTGATCTCCTTGCGGACGCCGGCGGTCCGGGCTCCGGCCCGGCCGCCGCGCGCCGCGAGAAGAAATGATCGGTAATCGGTGATCGGTAATCGGTGATCGGTGATCGGTGATCGGTAATCGGTGATCGGTGATCGGTGATCGGATGGTAGGCCGGAACAAGTCCGCGCAGTTCCGGCGAGTGCGAAATGCTGCCGGAACTGCGCGGACTTGTTCCGGCCTACCGCAACGCAAGGAGTAGTCATGCTGAGCAGAGACCAGTTCTTCCAGAGCTTCCACCGCGAAACCAAAACCGTGCCCACGTGCTGCGGGGACGTCGCGATCCAGAACTTGACGGAGGCGGAGTTCGCCGCGTACAACAAGGGCCAATTTACGAGCAAGGGCGAGATCAACGAGCAATGGCAAGAGACCCGCCGGGCTCGCTTGGTCGCTGCCACGGTCGTTGATGCCGAGACCGGCAAGCGGCTGTTCGGCCAGCCCGGCGACGTGGCTCGGCTGATGGCTGCCGACAGTGCTTTGATCACCGAGGTCTTCTTGGCCGCGATGGAACACTGCGGCCTGCAGCGCAGCGAGGCCGACGCGGAGACGCTTGAAAAAAACTCCGAGCCAGCCCCCGCCATCGCTTCGCCTACCGCCTAGCGTACCGCTGGGGCATTGCCGACGTAGAGGCCTGGCGGCGATCGCTGGACCCGCGCGTGCTCGACGCCTGGCTGATCTACGCCAGCATCGAGCCGGAGACGTTTATCGAGCGCCGGCCCGCCGGCAGCGCCGGCCCGCCGGCCGCCAACAGGCCGCACATGGTCGACGCCTGGCAGGCGCAGGCCATGTTCCAGCGAAAGTATGGGAGGTAGGAACCCTGGGCGTTAGCCCAGGGGTAAGCATCACGGAAAGGACACCGGGGGGCTAACGCCCCTCCGCTCGCCCATGACCATCGGCACGCTGTCAGCCCGATCACGCAAGGATTCGCGATGATTGCCACGGCAATGGATTGGAAACCGCTCGCGGCCCCGTTTCCGTATTTCGGTGGCAAGCGCAAAGCTGCCCCGCTAATCTGGCCCCGTTTCGGCGACGATTGCACCAACTACGTCGAGCCGTTTTTCGGCTCGGGCGCCGTGTTGCTGAGCCGCCCGCCAGGGTTTCGCGGCGTGGAGACCGTCAACGATTTGGATTGCTACCTGGCCAATTTTTGGCGGGCGCTGCAGCACGATCCGGACCAGGTCTGTTATTTCGCCGATTGGCCGGTCAACGAGGCCGACCTACACGCGCGGCATTTGTGGCTGCTGCAACAGTCCGACTTTCGCCAGCGGATGCGCAGCGAGCCGGAATACTACGACGTGCGCGTCGCCGGCTGGTGGGCATGGGGGGCGTGCCAATGGATCGGCAGCGGCTGGTGCCGCAATGGAGACCACCGACCGGCGCAGCAGCTGCCGCACCTGGGCGACGCCGGCAGGGGCGTCCACCGACCGGCGCAGAAGCTGCCGCACCTGGGCAACGCCGGCAGGGGCGTCCACCGACCGGCGCAGAAGCTGCCGCAATCGCACGCGGAGCGTAACGAGACGGGATTGCGCGACTACCTGCACGCACTGGCCGAGCGGTTGCGTCGCGTCCGGGTGTGCTGCGGAGACTGGCGGCGAGTGTGCGGCCCAACTCCACTGTTGCACGTCGGACCGCGCAACGGAATCTGTGCCGTCTTTTTGGATCCGCCGTACGCGTACAACCACCGCAAAGCGGACCTGTACGCGACGGACGACGGCAGCGTATCGGCAGCGGTCCGCGCATGGGCGATCGAACACGGCAACAACCCGCGGCTGCGGATCTGCTTGGCGGGCTACGACGGTGAGCACAAGATGCCACGCGGCTGGCGTTGCGTTGAAGGCAAAGCAAGCGCCGGACACGGCTACGGCGGACAGACACGCGACGGCAACGGTTACGCAAATCGCGAGCGGGAGCGGCTTTGGTTTTCGCGGAGCTGCTTGAAAGTTTGACCCCAACGCCGGCACGGCTAACACAGTAAGCCGTGCCACGAAACCATGACCATCGGCACCTTGTCAGCGCGGATTCTAATGGACGCCTCCGGCGTGAAAGCCGGGCTCGGGCTGACGCGCGCCGAGATGAAGCTGACACGCCAGGCGTTCATCGATTCGACCAGCGACGTGGAGAGATTGGAGGCCGCGCTCCGCACGCTGGAATCCGCCAGGGACAAGGGCGCTTTCCGCGACGAGGCCGAGTACGCCAAAGCTGTCGCGGCGGTCCGGGCCGAACTGGACCCGACAGTCCGCGCCGAGCGAGAGCTGGCCGCAGCCCGAGCCACGGCGGACGAACAGGCAGCGATCCAGGCCGAGCGGGATCTGGCCGCCGCGCGGGAGCAAGGGCGAGCGCTGACCGAGTCCCTGGCCACGGCGGAAGAGCGCCGGGCCCAGCGGCTGACTGAGGCCAAGCAGCTGCTTGACCAGGCCGCCATTTCGCAAGAGACCTACGACCGGGCCCAGCGGCAGATTTCGTCGGAGCGGTGGATCGAGCTGGGGACCGGGATCCGCAACGTGGGATTGACCACGGCGGCCGTGGCCGGCGGGATCACGGCCGGGATGGTCGTAATGGGACAGGGGATGCTCGACGCCTACGCCGGCGCCCAGGACGCGCAAGCCGGCCTGCAGGCCGCCATGCGAGCCAATGGCACGCTGACTCAAGCGACGCTCGGCAGCTACAAGGCTTTCGGCACGGAGATGCAGCGGCTGACCAAGACGGACGACGATGCCGCGGCCGGGCTGCTGCAGGTGGCGGAATCCTACGGCGTCAGCGGCGACGCGGCCGAGCGGGCGGCCCGCAACGCGATCGCGATGGAGGCCGCTCTGGGCGTGGACCGGGACGCCGCAATCAAGATGACAGCCGCCCTCGAGCAGGGCAATACGACGCTGCTGAGCCGCTACCTGCCGGCACTGCGCGGCATCAAGGATCCCGCCGACAAGGCGGCTGCCGCCCAGGCTGCCCTGGCCAAAATGTTCGGCGTAGCGGAAGCCGAGGCCCAGACCTACGCCGGGGCGTCGGCCCAGCTGGGCAACGCGGTCGGCGATCTGCAAGAATCTTTCGGCGAGGTCCTGGCCCAGGGTCTGACGCCGCTGATGCAGGGCGCCCGCGACATGGTCGTCGGCTTCAACGAGCTGGACGCCAGCACCAAGAGCGTGATTACCTACACCGGCCTGGCCGTCACGGGCATGGCTGGCCTGGCGACGGCCGCCGGCGGGGCGATCGCGGTCACGGGTCAGCTGGTGACCTGGTACGGCACGCTGACCGCCACGGCTACCGGGGCGCGGATCGCGCAGATCAGCCTCAACACGGCGATCGGGGCGGGCTACGTGGCGGCGGCCGCGGCGGCCGTCGGCGCGGGGTACGCGCTGGGGCAGTCGTTGTACGAGCTGACGGCCACGGCCGAAAAGAACGCCGAGGTGCTTGGCAATCTGAAATCTGAAATGGGCGGGATTGCCACCGTCGATTTTGCCGGCGCGTCGCAAGAGTCGCTCGACCAGTACATCGCCAGCACCGAGCGGCAAATCGAGAAGATCAAGCAGCACAACGCGGAGCTGGGCGAGTCCCAAGCCTGGTGGAATTTCTGGCAGAGCAACAAGGATTTGATCCAGAGCAATACCGATCAGATCGACGTCCTGAATGACGCGTTGAATCGCGCTCGGAAAGAGCAGGCCGCGACGGCCACGCCCGCCGGACCGGACACGGCCGCCGCCACTACGGCCGTGGACAAGCTGACGCTAAGTCTTCGGGAGCAAATCCAGACGATCGGCCACACTGAGCAAGAGATCCAGCTGTGGAAGCTGGCGCAGGAGGGAGCCACCGCCGAGCAGTTGCGGGCCGTGCAAGCCCTGCAACAACAGACGGCAGCCGCGCAAGCCAACGCCAGCCTACGCGACGACACCAACGCCCTGGTGGACAGCCTGCGCCAGCAAGCGGCCGAGATGGGCCGCAGCGAGGCGGAGGTCCAGCGAATGCGGCTGGCCGCCCGTGGGCTTAGTCCGGAGTGGCTGCAGCTGATCGAGACGCTGCAAACCGAAGTCACGGCCGGCCAGCAGTTGGAGGCCGCGAACCAGAAGCTCGAACAGATGCAGGCCGCGCTGCAAGAGCAGATCGCCACGGCCGGCATGACCGCCGACGAGGTCGAGCGCTGGCGACTGGCACAAGCCGGCGTCACAAGCGAGCAACTGGCCGGCGTGGCGGCCCTGCAACAGCAGGCCGCTGCCGCACGCGACGCGGCCGAGGCCGCTCGCCAGGCGGACGAAGCGAAGCGGCAGCAGGCGCAGCAGCTGGCCACGTCGATCGAACAGACGACTAGCCGGCTGCAAGAGCAGATTGACACCTGGGGCATGACCGCCGACGAGGCGACTCTTTACAAGCTGGCTGCGCAGGGGGCGAGCGCTGCCGAGCTGGCGGCCGTGGAGGACCTCCAGGACCAGCTGGCCGATCTGCAACGACAGAAGGAATCCATGCGGGCCTCGGACCGGCGGGCTACCGACGTGTCGATCGCCGCCAGCACGGGCGCCGACCTGGCCGACGCGTGGCAACGCCGACAAGAGGCCGCGGCCTCGCCGGCGACGGCCGCCGAGTCGGCTGCCGCCCTGGCCGACGCGGCCGTGGACCCGTTTCGCCGCGCGTCGGTCACCCCGTCGGCTCCGGACGTGCCGCCGATCGCTGCGGGCATCCAGCCTGGCTGGGAGCCCACGCCGCCGGCTCCGGACGTGCCGCCGATCGCTGCGGGCATCCAGCCTGGCTGGGAGCCCACGCCGCCGGCTCCGGACGTGCCGCCGATCGCCGCGACGGCCCAGCGGCAGGGCATTACGGCCGAGGAGGCGGCCCGCGCGTTTCAGGCCGTGGATTTAGGCCAGCCACGCAAGGACGAGCAGCTGCCGTGGCTTGTCAAGATCGCCAAAGGGATAGAGGCACTGGTCAGCAAGGAGGGCATCGTGATCGAGGAGGTCCGGGCATGACCGCCAACGCGACCAAAGGCGTGAAAGACTGGTCGGCCGATTTCGACGACGAGGGCAACGCGACGTACACGCTGACCTTCCCCGTCGAGACCACCCACCCAACGGACGGGCCCGACGTGGCGATGACTGCCAGCGGGCTCCCCGTGCCCGGAGCGTCGCTCGGAGCCTGGGGCGGCAACGCCTGGGCGTTCTACAATCGCAAGGGCTCGGCCAAGCTCAAGAAGGTCGAGGCCCTGCGCAAGCTGTGGGACGTCCAGTGTGTGTTCACGACGCGGCCGGCCAAGCGGTGTACCACGTCGGCCGTGGAGGATCCGTTGCTCGAGCCGCATCGGGTGAAGGGGACGTTTCAACAGCAGACGCGAGAGCTGCTCTACGACGTGAGCGGCGCGGCAATCAAGAACTCGGCCGAGCAACGCTACACCGGGCCGATCGTACAGGACACCGAGAGCACGCCGGTCGTCGAGCTGGAGATGAACGTCAGCTGGATCAACCTCAACTGGCTGGCGGATTACGCCGACAGCTACAACAACGCGACCTGGTGGAGTATGCCGGCGCGCTCGATCAAATGCACGACGGGACCCTGGGAACGGGTGTTGTTCGGCACGTGTTATTTCTATTTCGTCGTGCGATTCACTTTCGAACTGCGGCTCCCGAACTGGGACATCGTCGTCCCGGACGAGGGCACGCGCGTGAAAGTCGCCGGCAGTTCCCCGGCGCGCTACGTCCAATACAAAGACGAGCGGGAAGAAAACGCCCGCACATTCCTCGACGGCAGCGGCAACGCGCTGGCTGCCGGTGCTGCCCTGGTGACGAAGACTTTCCAGCGGCCGAAACAACGCGACTTCAGCGCTGCCGGCTGGCCGGCGTCGCTACTGTAGGCGAACCGTGGGCGTTAGCCCACGGGTGGGCGCTGCGAAGCTGCCCACCGGTGGGCTAACTCCCACCGTTCGCCGGGAGACCATCATGGATCACTGCCGCCTGTCCATCGCCGCCACCGGCGCGTTCTTCCACCCGCTGGGCGACCAGACGCCGATCGACTGCCGCTACGGCGAGCTGATCGACAGCGTCGACCTGCCGCACAAGCAGATCCTCCGCGTCTCCGGTCCCGTGCTCGTCAGCTACGGCGCGCTGGTCAACCCGCGCGCCGTGATCGTCTGGAACGTCTCCGGCGAGGGCCTGCAGGTCCGCCCCACGCCGGAAGAGGCCGCGGCGATCGCCGCGGCCGTGCTCCACGTGGGCCTGACCGCCGGCGACGATCCGCCGCTGCCAACAGCCTGGCAAGAGATCCGACCTGCCCAGCCCGGCAGCGGCCTGCCCGGCGCAACCATCCTGTGGCTCGCTCCCAAGGCACGCGTGATCCTGCGCCCTGCGAATCCTGGTACCACGGTCACCGTCCGCGTCCTGGTGATCCCCGGACCCAACTTGGCGAACGGTGGGCGTTAGCCCACCGGTGGGCTAACGCCCACCGTTCGCCCCCACTGATCACTGACTAAGGACCCTCGACATGCTCAAACTTGATCTCTCCGGCGATGTGCCCGCACTGTATCTGTACGGCCTGGTGGCCAAGCCCAGCTGGTGGGCCGGCGACGACGTCATCTCGGCCGAGGGCGTCTTGCAGCTGCTCGCCCAGCTCGACCCCGGCTCCGAGCTGCTGGTCCGCATCAACTCCGAAGGCGGGGACGTGTTCGAGGGCGTCGCGATCTACAACGCCCTGGCCCGCCGCGGGGCCCGCGTCGAGGTCCACGTGGACGCCCTGGCCGCGTCGACCGCCAGCGTGATCGCGATGGCGGGCGACGAGATCGTGATCGCCGGCAACGCCATGCTGATGATTCACCAGGCCTGGACGATCGCCGAGGGCAACTCCGACGATTTCGAGACCGTGGCCCGCACGCTGGCGGAGGTCGACGAAACGATTCTCAACACCTACGAGGCCCGCGTAGGCGACAAGAGCACGCGCTCCCAGATCCAAGAATGGGTCAAGGCCGAGACCTGGATGGGCCCGGCCGAGGCGGTCGAGCGGGGCTTTGCCGACAGAGTCGGGGACCTCAAGACGGGCGTCGCCGCCCAAGTCCGCGCCGGCCGCTTCAAGCACACGCCGGCGGGGCTGCTGGCCGCCGATCCGCCGCCCCCGCCGTCGACCTCCCGGATTCAAGAGCCCGGCCGCGTGGTGTCCGACCTGCCCGCGATCGCGGCCCGCGTGCGCGCGGCCAGGGCCCGTCAGCGCTGAGTCGCACGGCCTACTGTGTTGGCCGTGCCTGCTCCGGCACGGCTAACAAAGTAAGCCGTGCCACGCGTTACGCGGCCTCGCCGACCATTGCCCCGGCAATAACCGGCTCGGCCAGCTCGTCGGCGTCCGTACACGCCTCGGCCACGGGCGGGCGCAACGGGGACCAGCGATCGGTCGCCTCCTGGATCGCGGCCGCGCAAAACTCCTGCAGCGATACCCGCGCCGCCTGCGCCGCGGCGGCCGTCCGCTCATGCTCCGCGGGCGAGACCCGCACGTAAAACACTCCGGACATGCTATCAGTCCTCCCTGCAATTCCGCGCGATTCGTCTTGCGGTTAACGCTGTCTGAGTCTACAGTATTCCCATCGGCAGGGCTACGCGAATCGGATCTCGCGTCGCCCTGCTTTTTTTTTGCCCCACAAATTCGGCCGCCCTGCCGAATGCCGGGAGTTGCAGGACGCGACACCAAATCGCTGGACGCGAGCCCGGCTTTTACACAACGGGCGAACGGTGGGCGTTAGCCCACCGGTGGGCTAACGCCCACCGTTCGCCAGGAGGCAAGGATGCCCCGACGCGCCGTCACGAAGACGAAACAGCAGATCCTCCCGATCGTCCGGCAAACGCCGCGCGAACAACTCCACGGCCTGATCAAACAGTACCGCCAAAAGCTGGCCATCGGAGCCGCCTGTTACGGCGCCGCCGACGAGCTGCTGAACGAGATCCGCAAGAAACTGAAAGCCAATCGCCGCTTCCCCCTCGGCGACGGCCTCTATGCCGTGCTGGTCGACCTGTTCGAGGACCAGGACAAAGTGTTCAAGCCCGTGGCCATGAAACGCTGGGAACTCCAGATCCAGGACGCCAACGGGTCGGTCGTCCGGATGCGCGACCGCAAGCGCAAGAAGTGATCGACGTACTTGGCGAACGGTGGACGTGAGCCCACCGGTGATCCCATGAACGCCTTCGACGCCCAAGCCATCGCCGACGAAGAGGCCCGCCGCCGCCGGCTGCAGCTACTGAACGTCGCCGCGATCCTGATGGAGAAGCTCGGCTACTCGGTCCGCGACGCACTGATCGCTCGCGGCCAACTGAGCGAGGACCAGCTGGCCCGCGTCGAGCGTGCCGCGCGGATGCCGAATCCTCAGCGGACCAGCACCCTGCAGCGGATTCTGCGCGAGGCACACCTGGCCAAGCCGCGGAAGCGCAAGCGTCGCGGCGGCTGCCGCCGCTGAGTGGCACGGGGACTTCGATTGTAAATCCGCCGGTGTCCGCAAGAGAGGGATCGGCTATGGTCAGCCGCAACTTGGCCGGCGGGGGCATGGAGGCCATCTTTGATGCGCGGACCTGAGCAGGGACGCATCCGGTACGCGCGCCGCCGGCCAGCCGACCGGCCGCTGTGCCCGCATTGCGCCGCCCCCTATCGCGCCGGCTCGACGCGCGGAGCGGTCACCTATTATTACCCCACCTGCCGCTGCCTGGTGCGGAATTGTAAACGCTTCCGGAGGAGACTGGAGACCCTGCCACGGGGACCAACACCATGACACGCCGCACACTCGCAATCCTTGGGGTCCTGCCGATTGTCTTGGCGTGCGCAGTCGCCGCGGCACAGGCTCCCAAAGCCGTGATTACCGGGCCCAGGGAGGCTCGTTGCGGCGCCCTGGTCGTGCTGGACGCCAGCGAGTCGATTGGCATGGGTCGGCTGTGGCTGCTGGCGGCGTCTCCCGAGGAGACCAGCTTCCTGCCCGTCGAGCAGGCCCTCAAGTGCATCATGGCCAGCCCGACGCCTGGCGCCTATCGCTTCGTCCTGATTGTCAGCGGCACCGACTCCGCCGGCGGGCCGGCGGCTGACATGGCCACACACACGGTGGTCCTGCGCGGCGCAGAGGTTCCGCCGCCACCGCCGCCTGACGAGCCAACGGACCCTACCAAGCCGCCGCCGCAACCCCAAGCGACGGCGGTGACCTACATCTACGAAAAGGACCAGCACAACCCGCCGCGAGCCGTCCAAGCAGCCCTCGACCGCCTGAACGCGGCCGGCTCTGGCATCGTCGCTAGCGTGTTTGAGCAGGACACCACGTCCGGGACCGGCCAGGTGCCCGCCCAGTACCGCGCGCAGTTGCAGGCTGCGAAATCTGCAGGGCTGCCGTGTCTGGTCGTCGTGGCTGGGGACCAGGTGTTGCGGGTCGTAAAAGACCCCAAGACTGCGGACGAGGTGTTGGAGGCGCTGAAGTGAGCAGCTTCGCTCCCGTAGATCCCAGACTGATCGACGTCCACCTGCCGGAGCACGACGGGTATCCCGAACTGTGCGCGGCAGAGGACTCGGCGGACACGCTTTGGGACGCCGCCGGCGATGCGGCCAGGGAGTTCCCACAGCACCTCTGGATCGAGCCTCGGGACTGGGCAGACGCCGCCCGCCAAAACGACGAGTACAAAACCTGGCCGATCAACTGGCTGGACCGATTCACGAACCAGAGCCCCACGCACGAATGCACCTGTCACGCGCTGCGAGCCGTCGCGGAGGCGTGCCGCAATCGCCAACGCAGCGTGATGCTCGGGCCACCCGTGGCCGGCCAGCGGCTGCCGCTGAGTGCCACCACGGGCAGCGTCTGGCTGTCGCCGCTGTCGATCTACGCGGAGGCCAATCCGCGCATTCGCGGCGGGGCCTCGACGCGGGGCGTGCTCGAGATCGCCCAACGGCGCGGCTTCCTGCCGGAGACGATCCAGCCTCGCGATTACGGCTTCCGTCACGCGATCGTCGGCACCCAGGGCAAAGGCGGCGTCAACCAGGCCTCTGGGGACTGGGTGCCGCTGTCCAAGTTCCCGCCGGGGTGGGAAGCGACGGCGCGGCACTTTCGGCCGTTGGAGATCATCATCCCGGTGACCTGGGAGCAAATGGTCTGCCTGGTCTTACGCGGCCGAGCCGTCGGGGCGGGCCGCAACGGCCACGCGATTCCTTACGCAATTTGGAATCCCACCCAGCAGCTGCTGGGCTACGTCGATTCCTACGACGTGGTCCGCTGGGACAGCACCCGCACCGTGCGGGCCGCAGTGGGAAGCGCGTATGCGATCGAGTCGATGACCACCCCGGACGACTGGCTGCAGCCGGCGGGGTAAACCCTTTCGAAAGGATACGTCTGTGAATCTGTTGCAAGACTTCTGCGGCGCGGTGCAAGGGCGCATGAAACGCGCGGGCTTCGATTGGTTGACGCTGATCACCACGCTGCTGCCCGTCGTGTTGGAGCTGATCCAAAGCTGTTTCAATTCGGCCGCCGATTTGGAAGCATTCGCCGGCGGCAGGCGCACGCCGTTGCAACTGGCCGGCCTGCGGCTCCGCTGCCGGCGCGTGGTCCAGGAGCAAGGCGTGCGCGGCATCTTCCGAGTTGCCGCGGCAACCGACGCCCTGCAGACGGCCGTGTTGGCCGAGCTGGACGCCAGAGCCGCGACGGCCGCCGGCCCGTCGATCTGGCAAGAAGCCATCGACGAAGCCAGCAGCGTCTGACGGCGAACGGGGCGGCGTTAGCCCCCCGGTGACTGGTGGCCAACGGGGCAAAGGAGCAACCCAATGGCACGACGACGCAACGGCGGATTACGCGGCCGGCTGGACAGGCTCGAGGGCAACGCCCACGCGACGATGGGGCAGGCCCAGGCGACCATCTCTGCGATCCGCGAGGCGGCCGTAGGGCTGCTGGAGGATCTACAGGACGGGGTGACCCTGCAACTGGTGCGCACCGGGGACGCGACGCTGATGGATTTTCTCTCAGGCAAGGTGTCCGAGCTGCCGCTGTCGCTGCGTTTGGTCGTGGAAGAACCGAAGGAGAGCTGACGTGGACGAAGTCGTCAAAACTGCGGCAACGGAGTCGGGCTGGGTGGCGGCGCTGCTGGTGCTGCTGGTGCTGAGCGGGTTTGGAGTCCTCGGGTACATCGTCCGCCAGCTGTGGATCGATCACCGGGAGCTGCAGCGGTTCGTGCGCTCGGAACTGGTTGACCTGGTGAGCAAGAATACGACGGCCTACAGCCGGCTCGGGGACCTGCTGGACGAGCGACCGTGCCTCCGCGATCGCGAGGAGCGGGCAGCGGAGCGGATCCGCCAGTCGCACATCCTCCCCGATCCGGACGCGCCGATCGCCCGCACGCTCAAACCGGCGGGGACGCAGTAAGGTGCCGACTCGAGCCTTGCCACCGCGGCGGCCGCGGCCGCGCCGCGAGTCGGCCGCCCGGCGCGGGTACGACCGCAACTGGCGGCGGGAACGGGAGACGTATTTGGCCGCGCATCCGCTGTGCGTGCTGTGCGACCAGGCCGGCCGCGTGGTGCCGGCCACGGTCGTCGACCACATACACGGCCACGCCGGCCAGGCCGATCCAAGATTTTGGGACCGCCGCAACTGGCAAGCGCTTTGCAAACCATGCCACGATCGAAAAACAGCAAGCGAGTAAAGCCCCGGCGAACCCTGGGCGTTAGCCCAGGGGTGCGGAAGCGGAAAGCCCCGGCCAAGCGGAAACCGCCTGCCAAGCGGAAGCCGGACACCGGGGGGCTAACGCCGCCCCGTTCGCCAGACACGCCGGCTTGGCTGGGGGACGTCGCGGCGGCGAAGTGGGCGCAAATCCATGCCCTGCTGGCAGAGCGGCGGCTGATCGACGATCGGGACCGGGACGCGGTGGCGCTGTACTGCGACGCCTGGCAGCAGCTGGCCGACGCCAACGCGACGATCAAGAAGGAAGGCGAGTACTTCACGACGGAGAAAGGTTACGTCGGACTCCATCCGGCGGTCCTGCAACGCCGCAAGGCCGTCGACGTGATCCGCAAGCTGGGCGAGCAGCTGGGCCTGACGCCGCGGGCCCGCACGAACCTGGCCGCCGCGAACCGCCCGGCCAAAACCGATCCCTTGCAGCAGTTTTTGACCAAGAGACCTTGGTGATGCCTACCGGTGGGCTAACGCCCACCGTTCGCCAAAAGAATCCCATGCTGAAGCGTGCGCAAGCTATCCATCACCGCCGTCCGAGCCAGAGCCAAACGCGAGGGCTGGCTGCGATGGCTGCGCTCCGAGGCCGACGAGCGAGCGGCGCAGGCCGGCTGCTACTTCTCGCCGCGCCATGCGGATTACGTGACGGAGTTCTTCCCCGCCTTGCTGCAGCACAGCAAGGGCCAATGGGCCGGCAAGCCGTTCGAGCTGCTCGACTGGCAACGGGACGAGCTGGTCCAACCGCTGTTCGGCTGGCTGCGTCCGGACGGGACGCGGCGGTACCGCAAAGCGTTTGTCGAGATTCCGAAGAAAAACGGCAAGTCGACGCTGGCCGCGGGCATCGGCCTGTATCTGCTGGTGGGCGACGGCGAGCAGGGGGCCGAGGTCTACTCGGCCGCGGCCGACCGGGACCAGGCGTCGATCGTGCATGGCGAAGCGATCCGGATGGTCGACGCCAGCGATTCGCTCAGCCTGGTCCTGAAGGTCAACCGCTCGACGCACGTGATCACGCATCCGGATTCGAACAGCGTCTACAAAGCGCTCAGCTCGGCCGCGGCCGGCAAAGAGGGGCTGAACGCCCACGGGCTGATCATCGACGAGCTGCACGTGTGGCAGGGCCGCGAGCTGTGGGACGCACTCCGCTACGCCGGCCGGGCCCGCCGGCAGCCGCTGCTGTTCGTCATCACCACGGCCGGCGACGATCTGACCAGCGTGTGCTACGAGCAGTACCAGTACGCCAAGGGCGTGCTGGACGGCTCGATTGTAGACGATCGCTTCTTCGCCCTGATCTACGAGGCCCAGCCGGCCGACGTCGAGGCCGACAAGATTTTCAACCGCAAAGTTTGGCGCTCGAGCAATCCGTCGATCGGCAGCACGATCGACGAGGCGGAGTTCGGCCGCGACGTGGAAGAGGCCGTCAAGACTCCCACCAGCCGGTCCAGCTTCCTCCGCTACAGCTTCAACATTTGGGCCACCGCGGAACATCCTTGGCTGGACATGGGAGCCTGGATTGCCTGCCGGGAGGAATTCACGCCGGACGAACTGGCGGGCAAACGCTGCGGAGCCGGGCTCGACTTGGCCAAGATCCTGGACACCGCGTCCTTCTGCATGGTGTTTCCGGACGAATCCGAGGAGGACGTGTTCCGGCTGCTGCCGTGGTTTTGGTTGCCGGCCGAGACGGCGGAGAAGCGCAAGGACATCGTGCCTTATCGGTCCTGGGCGGACATGGGACTGATCACGCTGACCGAGGGCGACGTGTGCGATTACGACGCGATCCGGCTGCACATTGGGGCGGCCTCGCGCAAGTACCGGATTCACGAGCTGGCCTTCGACCCGTGGAACGCGGAGAGTCTGACGCAAGACCTCGAGCGGCAATACGCGATCAAGCGGCAAGAGTTCCGGCAGACCATCAACCGCTACGCCCACCCCACGGCCGAGTTCGAGCGGCTGATCAAGGCCCGGGCTTTGCGGAACAACGGGCACCTGGTCCTGCAGTGGCAGGCCGGACACGTGCGGGTGAAGACGGATCCCAGCGGCAACATCCGGCCCGTCAAACAGAGGCACGGCGATCACCGGACCATCGACGGAATCGTCGCCTCCATCATGGCTCTGGACGTAGCGCTACGCATGCCGCGCCGGGCGAAAGGCGAGTTGTTCCTGGTTTAGCTGTGGCACGGCCTACTTTGTTGGCCGTGCCGGATCGGCCGCGAAAAACTTTGCACCCGTACCCTAGCCTACGGATGCAAAACATGGGGTCAAAAAAGGCTCGAAATCAGTAGGTCCGGGTGGCAAGGCTCGAATTACCTCCGCGCGGCCCGTTGGGCCTGCGGTTAAACAGGGAAACACCATGCGCATCTTGACACGCATCCGCCGTTGGCTCGCTTCCACCACGTCCAAGCCGGCCAGCTGGTTCGTGTCCTGGATTCACCAGGAGCGAGAATCTGAGTCCGGAGTTGCGGTCGACGGCAAGACGGCCCTGCGCTACGCTCCCGTCTGGAACGCTGTCAACCGGATCTGCGGCCGATTGTCCCAACTCCCCCTGGTCCTGTACGAGCAGACCAGCGCACGCACCAAACAACGCGCCGTCAAGCACCCGGCCTATCGGCTGCTCAAGAACCAGCCCAACGCGTTGATGACCCCGGCGATTTTCAAGGAGGTGCTGCAGTATCACGCGCTGCTGTGGGGCAACGGCCGCGCCGTGATCGTCCGCGATCGCCGCGGCGATCCGGCCGAACTGGTACCGCTGCTGCCCGACGACACAACCACGGTGCTGGTCAACGGCGTCAAGTGGCACGTGTCCGAAATCGCCGTCGACGAAACCGGCCACAAGGAGACGTTCAAGTTTCGCGACGAGGACGTCCTGCACGTGGCCGGCCTCGGCTACGACGGCCTGGCCGGCTTTGCTCTGTTCGATTTGGCCCGCAATTCCTGGGGCCTCGGCCTGGCCGAGGAAAAGGCCGCCTCCCGCCTGCACGCCAACTACGGGATCCCGGGCCTGCTGCTCGAGGCTCCCCAGGGTGTCTTCGCCGATGATGAGGAGGCCAAGAAGTTCTTGAACGCCTTCCGCGACGCGCACGAGGGCCTCGACAACCGCGGCAAGACCGGCCTGTTACGCGAGGGCATCAAGGCCAGCAAAATTGCCCAGACCGGCCAGGAGATGCAATCCGTCGAAAGCCGCGGCTTCCAGCGCGAGGAAGCCGGCCTGTGGTTCCTGCTGGAATCCATGCTCGGAATCGAATCCTCCGTCAGCTACAACAGCCTCGAGCAGAAGCAGCTCGCGGAGCTGATCAACTGCCTGAACCCCTGGCTCGTCAAGTGGCAAGAAGAGTGCTGGCGGAAACTCTTGCGCGAGCGGGAGAAGCTAGCCGACAGCCATTTCTGGCGATGGTCCACCGGCGCCTTGCTGCGATCGGACACGTACACGACGTACCAGACGCTGACGATGGGCGTCCGCGGCCGCCTGATCACGCCCAACGAAGCCCGCGAGATCCTGGACCTGGACCCGATCGACGGCGGTGATGAACTCCAGAATCCGGCGATCGACGTCCGAAGACAGGCAGACAAATCTGACCCGTCCGACCAGTCCGACTCGTCCGACCCGTCCGACCCCTCTGCCGCCCGCCTGCAGGCCGTGATCACGGCCCGCCTGCAGGACCTGGCGGGCGTCGAGCGCCAACGCCTGGCGGCCGCGATGGACAAGCCGGCCAGCTTCCGCGACTGGGCGTCGGAATACTACGCGCGCTGGCAAGACACCCTGGCCGCCGCCTTGCGGCCCCTGGTCGCGCCGACCGACGTCCCGGCCGCCACGCTGGCCGACACGATCGCCGTGGCCTGGTGCGCAGAGTCCCAACGGCTGCTGTACGACTCCGACGATCAACCGACGTGGTCTGCCACAGATCGCACGGTCCTGGATCAATGGGCCGACCGCGCCGCCCGGCTGGCCGAGAGCTTGCTTTGATTACCGATCACCGGTGGGCTAACGCCCACCGTTCGCCAAATCCAATGCCGCCCAAAATCACCACGATCGGCCCCGAGCTGCTCCGCGAAATCCGCTGGACCATCGACCGCGTCAAGCGGATGGCCGGCGGCGATCTGCGCGACGGGCCGCCCGAGCCGCCCAAGGCGCCCGACGATTACGTCGTCCTGACGCCGGCGGCCGGCATCCCGCGCCGCCGGAAGCGGCGGATCTTCTCCGCCTGGTGCAACGTGTACAAGGAGGTCGAGACCGCGCCGGCCACGCGGGGCGCGGCGAAGCGGCTCGAGCCGATCCGCGACGGCAACGGGGCCAACTTCCAGCTGCCTGTCTACAACATCTACTGCGAGGACGTGCCCGGCAGCCTGTTGGTGCCTACTGCCCTGCTGAAGAGCGGCACGCGGTACGTGCTGGATTGGATCGAGTGTTCGTCGTCGAGCAGCGAGCCGTCGTCGAGCAGCGAGCCGTCGTCCAGCAGCGAGCCGTCGTCCAGCAGCGAGCCGTCGTCCAGCAGCAAATCATCGAGCAGCGGATCATCGAGCAGCGAGGAATCCAGCAGTCAACCGTCCAGCAGCGAACGATCCAGCAGCCAACAGTCCAGCAGCGAACAGTCGGACAGCGAATGGTCTGATAGCGAACAATCCAGCAGCCAACAGTCGGACAGCGGCCAATCAGGCAGCGGCCAATCAGGCAGCGAGGGATCGGAAGGCAGCGAAGGATCGGAAGGCAGCGAAGGATCGGAAGGCAGCGAAGGATCGGAGACGAGCGAGCTATCCGAAGCCAGCAACGAATCCGAGGGCAGTGAGGCGTCGCAAGGAAGTGAACTTTCGCAGGGCAGCGATGTCTCGCAGGGCAGCGACGACTCGCAGGGCAGCGATGTCTCGCAGGGCAGCGACGACTCGCAGGGCAGCGATGTCTCGCAGGGCAGCGACGAGTGTTGCCCCTGCGAAGGAGACTGCCCGTATTTCTGGGCAGAAGGACCGCCGGGCCACTGGGTGCTGCACGAGCCCTTCGTCACGTGTCAATCACCGTGCCACTGTCGCCCGCCGGAGGGCGTAGGCGGGTACAGCGGCGAGCAACGCATGGGAACGTGCTGCGGCCCGTGTGAGGACAGCAGCGAGTCATCCGACAGCCAGCCGTCCGACAGCGAATCATCTGGCAGCGAGTCGTCCGGCAGCGGTAGCTGCTTACGGTGGACTCAGTCCGGTACATACAACACGTGCGATGAGTGGGGCTGTATTTGCCCAGAGCCGGAACGCCCTCCCGCTTACTACGGGGAAATCATCCTGACCTGCTGCAATTGCACGCCACCAAACGGAGAGTGCGATGGGTTTGATTGTCCTCACTGGTGTATGCCTTTGGACCCCCGTTGCGCTTGGCGTTCTATTCCGTGCTAAGGAGAGTATGGATGCGATGTCCGCATTTGAACAATGGTGAATGTCGAGTTGCTTCACAACTCGCTGGTCGTACCGTCGAACCCCACCGCACTGCGTGCGAGGTGTGTTTGACGTTGGACCCGCCCAGCGCGACAAACAACGTGACAGTGAACATTGCGATTGGAGCGTGCTTGCAGGCAAAGGACCAGAAGACGTTCATGCGAATCGTGCGCGAGCATTCGCACCTACTGAGCAAGGATGACACATCCGATCGAAAGGCTCAGCCCGACCGTCTGCAGGTGATTGAGTCCGGCACCGGCGTCGGCTCGCAAATCTGGCGGCTGCTGAGCGAGATTGGCGTGCGCCACGAACCAAATTGTTCCTGCCTGGGTTGGGCTGAGAAGCTCAATGATTGGGGTCCTGCCGGTTGCCGCTTGGCCCGTGCAGAAATCATCGAGCACTTGCAGGATGAACGGAAGCGATATGGTTGGGCACGCTCGATCCAAGCTGCTGGTCGCGCTGCCATCCAAGCTGGCCGCGACCTGGCTGCTTGCCGGCGCCCGTGGTTGAACCCAATGGACCCCTACGGGAGCTTGGTTGATGAGGCAATCCGTCTGGCCGAATCACCGACCACCGATCACCGATGACCTGCCGCCACTGCCCGAATAGGCGTAACCGAAAAAGGCGCCCAATGACCGCCGACGTGACGATCGCTGACCCGACTCGGACCTTCGAACGAGTCTACTGCCTGAACCTGGACCGTCGCCCCGATCGCTGGCGGCGATTCGCGGAGGGACTGCCCGCCGACTGGCCCTTCCCACAGCCGGTCCGAGTGCGGGCGATCGACGGCAAGCTCGTCAAGCATCCCGACTACTGGACCGCCGGCGGCGGGGCCTGGGGTTGTTACTTGTCTCACCTGCGGCTGATCGAGACCTGTCTCAACGAAGGTGTCCGATCCGTCTTGCTGCTCGAAGACGACGCCCTGTTTCCGCCCGACTTCACCGCCCACGTGACCGATTGGCTGCGGCACGTCCCCGCCGACTGGCAGATGCTCTACCTGGGCGGACAACATCTATTCGCCAAGGCCCACCCGCCAAAGCAGCTCGGTCCGCAGTTGTGGCAACCGTACAACGTGAACCGGACCCACGCCTGGGCGTTGCAAGGCGACATGCTCCGGATCGTGTACCATCATCTATTGCGGCACGACTGGCACCGCGCAAACCATATCGACCATCATCTTGGCCGTCTTCACCAACGGCGTCAACACCGAATCTACTGCCCACCCGAATGGCTCGTCGGTCAGGCGACCGGCAAAAGCAACATCAGTGGCCGAGATCCTCCCGATCGGTTCTGGCCGGCGGCGGTCGAGATCGCAGCTAACCACCGCGTTGTTCTGCCGCCGCCGTCCTTCGTGGCGATCCTCGGCTTGCACTCGTCGGGAAGCTCGGCCTTGTGTCAGGCGTTGTGGCATCTCGGCCTGTGGTTTGGCGAGCAGCGATTCCTGCAGGGGTACTGGGGGAAAGATTCGCCGGCCAAGGGCGGCGAGCACCGCGAGTTGGCCCAGATCATGGACACGGCCATGCCGCTGCCGGTCGTACAACCGCGGAAGAAACGGCAGTGGTTGTGGCGGAAGCTGAAGAAGTTCATCGCCGCCCGTCAGGCCGAAGCCGCAACTGTTGGCGAACGGGGCGGCGTAAGCCCCCCGGTGCCCGCCGCCAAGTATCCGCAACTCTGTCAGGCGGGCCGCCAGTTGCGTAACCTTTGCGGCCGAGGACTGCGGCTGATCGTGTGCGACCGCCCCGTTGACGAGTCCATCGCCAGCCTGGTCCGTCGCACCAAGGCCACGGGCGATCACGCCGAACAGATCGCCGCCCACCAACGCTGGCTCGCTGCCGGCCGCGATGCTCTCGCCGCCGAGATCCCGGATCAGGTCTGCCGCGTTGCCTACGACCAGCTGCTTGGAGATCCCGCCGGCCAGTTGAGCCGCATCGCCGACTGGCTGGACCTGCAGCCGACCGCCGACCAGCTGGCGGCGGCCGTCGCCGCCATCGACCCAGCGAAACGACACATTACGTCCCCTTCGTCACATGACTCCCATCATTCCCATAACTCCCAACAATTCGCCCTGGCCGCCGCATGACCACCGATCACCGATCACCGATTACCGATCACCGATTGCCCACCCTATGGCTGTACTGGGAAGGGCCGCGTCCGCCGCTGGTCGATCTGTGCATCCGGTCGATCCAGCGGCACAACCCATCGGCCCGGCTCATCGGCCCGCCCGACGTAGCCGCCATGCCGGAAAGCGGCGAAGTCCGATCCATCACACGCCGGCTCAGTCCCGCTTTTCGGAGCAACCTGCTCCGCGTCTGGCTCATCTTGAAGTTCGGCGGCGTCTGGGTGGACGCGGACACGATCTGTACCGCGCCGATCGAGTTGGTCGCACTGGCTGCCGACTACGATCTCGTCGCCGTGAACAATCCCGGTTTCGCGGCGCGGGAGACGCCCATCGGCGGCCGGGCGGGCAGTCCGGTGTTCGCGGAGACTTACAAGCGATATGCCGAGGTGATGCGCCGATACCACAAGCACACCGCGTTGCAACGCCTGCTACGGGCACACGTCGCTTTCCCCAACGATCCGGGATTGCGCCAGTGGATTGCCAACCCCGATGTCGGCGCCACGTCGGTCACCTTGCCCGACAAGCCGTACTATCCGTTTCTGTACCGCCAGATCTCCACGATGATGACCTGCCGCGGCCGTGGCCTGGACCCAGCCGCCGCCGTGCTGTGGCCGATCAACCATCACGTCTACCGTCGCTTCTCCCACTGGCCAGAGCAGCGGCTGATGGTCTGCCGCAACTTCTTGGGCGAGTGTCTCCGCTACGCTTTTCGGGAGATGGTGCCGATCCCATGAAACGGTGCATAGCCACGCTGGACGTTGGCGGCGGATCGTTGCACCCGGCCAGCCGGGCATCCCTCGAAGCCGCCGCGAGCCGCTGGGACGCCGACCTGGTGATCTTCACCGAGCCGCTCGCGAAGTGTCACATCTGGTGGCAAAAGACCTTCGCCATCGACCACCTGCTGCAATACGACCACGTCCTCCAGATCGACGCCGACGTGTTGATCGCCGAAGACTGTCCGAGCCCGTTCCCTGAGTGCGATCCGGCCCGGCTGGGCGTCTGCCGAGACCTGCAGCATCCCAACCAGTACCGGCTTGCCGGTTGGCTGTCGAACCAAACCCGCCGCTGGTCCAGATACCTCGGCCTGCGCCAACCCGGCGGCCGCCAGTGCGTCAACGCCGGCCTGCTGCTCTACGGCCCCCGGCAACTGCTCCCCTGGTTCCGTCTCTGGCGAGCCATCGGCCGGACGCACGATTTCCCCGCCTGGGGCCTCGGCGACCAGTCCGTCCTTTGCGTCCTGTGCGTCAACTTCCAATTCCACCAACTCCTACCCGACCGCTTGAACCAGACCCACGCCAACACCCACTGGCGTCCCGACCTCCCCAGCCGCATGGCCCGTTCCATCTATCACTTCTGCGGCCGTAGGAACAGGTCCGCGAGAATCGAATTGACTGCTTGGCGAAGCGCGAATCGCATGTAGCGGATCGAGGCAAAGCTGGCCCTCTTCGTGAGCGCGTCGTTGCGGCTTTCCCCCGGGAGCGGCCGTCGCCAGGCCCGCAGATCCGGCCAGGTGTGCAGCCGCCCACTCAGCACGTCGCGCACGATCGCCACGGGACTGGCGTCGGCTTGCTCGGCTTCGTACACCAGCTGCAGATCCCGCGTCGCTAAGACTGCCTCGCGCAGTTCCACTTACTCCTCCCAATCGTCCGTGTCTCGGCAGGTGCAGTCTTCGATCACGTTTCCGCATCCACGACAGATCCGATCCGTGCGGTCCAGCGGCGCCGGCAATCGCGGAGCATCGTACAAACTAACGCCGACTTGCCGTTCCGCCGCTTCGGCATGGGTTCGCCGGTTTCGGCAAAGTAGACGTGAGCGGCGAGATCGGCGAAACACACGTCGCAGCGGATGTTACCAGCCTCATCGAAGATCGGTTGGTCAAGGCGGCAGAAGCGGAAACCGCCGCCCAAACCCGGCACGTCTTTGTGGCCCTCGATGACTCGTTTCAACCGCTGAGCAGTCACATCCTGAGCGATCCCCTTTTCCATTTCGACCAAGATGAAACGACGATTGCCGCCATCCGCTTTGTTCATCTCCAAGACGGCGTGTCCGGTGGTTCCGCTGCCGGCGAAGGAATCCAGGACGATTGATTCCGGGTCGGTTGTCATGCTCAGGATCACCCTTGCCAGTTGGAGAGGCTTGGGAGTGTCAAATGCTTTCTCGCCGCCAAAAATGGCCTTTAGCTCGGCGCTCGCGTTTCGCGTGCTTCCAGCGAATTGATATGGCCACCACGTCTGGTTGACAACTCCTTCTTTCACTTCTGACAGGAACTTCTTTTCCATCGGAAAATCCGAATCGCCGTCCTTCCCCCACCAGATCCGATTCTGCGCGGCCAATTCACGCATCTTTGCCGGAGGTCTCCGCCAACTGCTGCCCTTCGGAGGAAAAACCTCTCTGCCCGCAAGGTTTGCAATAGCATAGTAGTCTCGGTCCCTGTGCTCGGCGCGGGTCAGCGGCGTTCCTAACCAAGGTCCCCGAGGATCGCCATCTTGGTTCGTATACGTACCGAGTTGCTTTTCGCTGCGTGCGAGAAGGTTGGGGACGAATTCATCCGATCGACCGTACGCGAGAATATGGTTGTGGGTTTCGGCAACACCGCTACTGTTGTTTCCTGGCGTGTCTTTCGACTGCCAAACGAAATTGGCGATGAAGTTCCGTGGGCCAAAGACCTCGTTCATCACCAGCCGCAAATGGGCGACCTCCACGTCATCAATGCTTACGAAAATCGCGCCATCCTGTCGAAGGAACTCCTTCAGGAGCGACAGTCGCGGGTACATCATGCACAACCATTTGTCGTGGCGCGACAGGTCCTCGGCCTCGGCCCCTACGACCTTGCCTAGCCAGTTCCGCATCTCCGGACTGTTGACCGCGTCGTTGTAGACCCAGTTCTCGTTTCCCGTGTTGTACGGCGGGTCGATGCAGATGCACTTCACGCGACCCGCGTAGTACGGCAGCAGGGCCTTCAGGGCTACCAGGTTGTCGCCCTGGACCAGGAGATTTCCAGTACCAGCGTCACCTACGGACAATGACGGGTCGCACTTCAACAAGTGGAACGGCACCTCGCGGTGATGGTTGACGACGGCTTTTTTTCCAATCCAATCCAGCGTTGGCATCTCGAATGTCTTTCCACCGCGCAGGCGCCCCATCCCGCGGTCAACGAACGTTCCACGTAGCGCCGACAACGACGAGAGGCGGGGTGCGCATATTCGATACTCCAATAAACGTAACGACCGAAACGGTTTGCGGCAACCACGGGGGCTGGCCCGCCGCTTGCCCTGGACGCGCCTCCAAGGGCCGCGATAGGCGGCGGGCCTCGTATCAGATCTTGGCACGATGGTCAGATGTGCTTTCGCCTGCCATTGGCCAGCTCCTTGGGACTCTTCGCGACGGCCGGGACCTTGGCCACCGCCTCGGCTACCTCCGGCACAATCTTGGCGCCGATCGCGGTAGCCCGTCGGATAGTGCGCTCGCTTTTGCCGGTCTTGGCTGCCGCGTCGGAGGCAAAAGATTCGACGTGCGTAACGGGTTTCGGCGGCGGCGAACTAACGGCCACCGTGTCCGTTAGTTTCGTCCAGCCCTTTTGCTCAGCGTATTTGTCCAGCTGACGCTGTGCTGCACTCTGCGTCTTGTGACTCGTGAGATAGGGAGACTTGATTCTGTGGTGTCCGCCAGCGGCACTTTTGAATCCGGCCATCCAGCCGGACGTCCCCAGGCCCTTGAACACGTAAATCTCAACTCCGTCGTCGCGCAGCCAGTGTGCGGCTGGCGACTCTGGTTGCGGTTTGCGGCCACCTCTCACGCCACGCCGCGCTTCGGGGTGCAGCAGTTCGTAGGCGGTTTGCCGTCGCCGTCGTCATGCCCTTGGCCCTCCCAACGGCCGCCGCGGCCTCCTGCCGCGGCAGCCGGCTCCAGTCAGCGGCCCGCTCCCTCAGACCGCTTGCCAAACACGATTTGTTTCGCCCAGGCGTGTCCCTCCGGCGACGCGCGGAACAGAGCCCCACGCTCGACCCGTCGCCGCAGACACACCGCCGGCGATCGCACTCCAACATCACGCCGCTGCTGCGCGTCCCAACGCGGCATTTGGTGGGCCAGATCGTAGGCCGCGGCCAGGAAACGGATCTTGTGCTCCGGCTCGTTGTCGAGCAGATCCGCTTCGACGGCCGCATAAAAGCACGGCTGCAGCGCCCCCACCACGATTGCCGGCTTGCCGGCCGCGTCGCGGAAGTGCCGCGTCTGCAACTGCCGCCAGGCCACGTGGTCGCGCAGGCAGTCGTCGCGCTCGCCGCGCTCGGCCGCGCTCGGCAGTCGGCTGGCCGCTCCGGATCCGGAAACGGAGACGGACGTCACGGATACGGGTGTAGAGGATCTTTCTTCTACGGATCCGGACGTCGTGCCGAGCGCCGCCGAACAAGCCGAGCGCGGCCGAGCGCCGGACCCGACGAGGGCCTCCCAGGCCTCCTCCGGATCGACCTCGCGCCGGGCCTGCTCCCGGTGTGTCTGGGCGACCTCACTGATTTCCACGAGCAGCGCCAGTCGTAACCGATACTCGCCGTCGGCCTCTGTCACGAGGCCGGAATTGCGCAGTCGTCTCAGTGATTCGCAAACCGTGGACGCACTTTTCCTAACCCTTTTTGCGATCTGCCGTTGCGTCCGCACCGCCAGCCGCATTTCTCCCGACTCTCGCCGGCCATCCTGGATCAGCCACCGCACGATCGCCGTCACCCCGTCCGGCAAGGCAGCCGAGTCGAGCGCCGCCAGATACGCCTCGTCCGATTGCTCGACCTGCCCGATCGGCAGCTCTCGCTGAGACCTGTTCGGCTTGTTCGGCAGCGCTCGGCTCTGTTCGGTCACGTTCGGCTCCGTTCGGCGGCGCTCGGCAGCGCTCGGCTGCGGCTGAATCAATAGTTATCCCGGACAATCCACGGACACGGACACGTCGCCCGCGTCCCACCAACGGCGCCGGAACACGACCAGCGCCGACGGAAACGGAGCGCACGACGGCGCCCCCACGAACCGAACACGTTTACGCAAAAATCGAACCTCGCCACGCATGGCCCATTCGTGCCACCACGCGGTATCTGTCCTGGCCGGAACCAGGCACACGACAACATCGGCCGTCGTTTGGGCGGCCTCATACGCCTTTTGCATCCACCGCCCGATCTCGCGTCCATACGGCGGATTCATCCAACATCGCCCGCGCCACTCCTGCGCCAAGCCGTCCATTTCCGGCGTGTAATACCGTCCGCACTTCGCGTTGTCCGGCGTGGCGCACACGTCCAGGTCGAAACGGAACTCCGCGTCACACCGCTGGAAAATCTCCGGCGGCGTCTCCCAGTTGTCACGCTCGCAACTTAACATCCCTGCTGTCAGCGGCATCTGTCACTCCACACGGAACCGGGATAACAACGGATGGACCGGAGGGGCGGACAGGGTCGGTTGCCAATGGCAGGCGTCTCGACCGCCCCCCGGTCATCCTTGTGCGTTATCCGGCAAACACGGACACGGAAAAACGCCCGTCTCTCCGGGCTGTCACGACTGTTTCACGGACTCGCGCCGGTTGCGTCTCTGGCAGCGTCACGTCTGCTGTTGGTCCAGAGCAAACCTTGGCCGGATCTTCACTCGCCTTTCGCGTCCGCTGGCAAGCTGCAAGCAGCACACCCCGCCGTCCTCCAGGCATCGGTATCTTCATGGGTTCTCTTTCCATTCGACGATCTCGAATTCGTCCAGCCTCAATCCCAATTGTTTGCCATCGTCCGCCAACACGGAAACGGCACCAAACTTGTTCACGGTGCAATCCATCTCTCCTGGGCCGGCCGCTGTCTTGTGACCGACCGGCCAGTCGCCCGTAATCCGTCTATTCAGTCGCACACGGCACGGCACGTGTGGCGGAATTTGCGACGGGTCCGCGCGCTGCAGCACAGCCGCGCGATAGTAGGCCGCTGCCTTCGTCTGCCGTGCCAGTTCCTTCGCCACGCACTCGATGCACATTCCGAAACGACGGATCACGCCCTTGAGATCCTCCCCGCCACACGGACACGGAGAGAGGCCGGATACGAGATTTCTAACCGGCTGTGGGCCGGCAAGGTTTCGACGTTTAGGAACGTGTTTTCCTCCGTTCACATCCTCGACCAAACAGTTATCAGCCACGCGACTTCCTCCCCGGCACGAAGCCGGATAACTACGGATGCAGCCGAGCGAGTACGCCGGCTGATCCTTGGGCGTTATGCGGACACGGAACACGGACACGGTCGTACTTCCCACGGCCATCGGCCGGCCTTGCCGGCTTCTCGACCCCGGCGGCGTCTGCGCCGTCGCGGATCGGCTTGGCCTTCCACAGCACGGCTTCAAGGAACGGATTTCGCGGCGACTCGCCGCGGGCCGCCTCGATCGAGGCGAACAACTCTTCCGAGATTTGCACGTGTAGACTTTTCATTTTTTTACTCGTGTTTGTAGCGCCGCCGCCTGACGTCGCGTCTCTCACTAATCGGCACCCAGTGCCGGCCTCTGTCTTCCGTCGCGGGCGTGATTATCTGATCCTCCCCTGTCGAGGATTTACCACCCACGTCCGTCGCCTCAGCAAGCCGCGCCGCCATCGCATCGCGGCGTGCCTGGGCGCAATGGTCGCAACGTCTTCCGTCGCCGAGGTGGTCATGGTCTGGAAATGACGCTCCGCAGTCGATGCATGTCGTGTCGTCCATTGGATCCTCACTCGGCAGAGGCATAGATCGCGTCGATCGCTACCGGTGACCGATCACCTCTTCACCACACCCTCCCCACCTGCCCCACCGCCGCGCAAATCGCGGCCAGCGATCCGCCCCGGCCCGGCGTCTCGTCTGTGCTCAGCAGCACTGCCGCCAGTTCCGGATCGCAGGCCCGCCCTGCGCGCAACGCGCCCAACGCCGCCCGCCGCTGGCACTCCTCCTGAGTCTCCCCCGGCAGCCGCCGGCCCACGTCGGCCGTCTCAGGCCGCCTTGCTTCGCGATGCATCACTTTCGCCATCGCCATTCTGCCTCCGCTTCGAAACCTCCTCCCGATCCACGGTCACCCCGTCCGGCGCCGCGACCCCCAGCCGCACAGCCCCGCCCTTTATCGTCAGGACCGTCACCGTCACGCCCTTCCCGATCACGATCGTCTCACCCTTTTTCCTTGACAACACCAGCATCGCTTTCCACCTCCGTGTTAAGTTCCCGTGGCACGGCCTACTCTGTTGGCCGTTCCCCTCCTATCTCAGCGCGTCTTGGACCGCGCCCACATCCGTCACCAGCTTGACCAGGCTGCGACTCAGCGACAGCCCCGTCTCACTCTTCGCCCATGCCTGCAGCTTCGTCAGCTGCGACCTGGTGCAGTGAATCGCCCAAGGGTCAGACAGCATGGCTGTGATACTTCCGGCATTAACCAAAGCCCGCTTTGCCGTCTGCGGTCCCCAGCCGGGGCACCCAGGCACGTTGTCGCCGGCCTCCCCCACCAACGCTTGATAATCCACCCAGCACGCCGGCCGCAGTCCCAGTGTCGCCTCCGCAATCTCCAGCTCGCGAGCCGTCTGCCACTCGGGAGCCACCACATCAGTGCCGTGCGTCCCGAAGGACCGCAGGACCGATACCCGGCCCTCGACGAGGCACTGCCAGAGATCCTTGTCCGGCGACGCAATGATCGCCTTGGCTCCGGAGTCCACCGCCACGGCCGCAAGCGTGGCCAGACAATCGTCTGCCTCGTAGCCGTCCTGATACACTGCCTGCCCCACATCGGCGACGGCCGCCGGCGACTCGGCCAGCAGCCGCTGCAGCGTCTCGTCTTTCGGCTTGCGATTCGCCTTGTACGCCGGCCACAAATCGTGCCGAAACGATCGACGATCGAAACACACCACCACGCACGAAGCGCGGGTGTACTGAGTCAGTATCCGCACTCGCCGGCGGACGTGCTCCAAGACGTCCACGCCGCGGAAGGCGTGATACAGTGCGTGTACCCAGTTCGTGCCGTCGATCCCAAGCCAAATCACGCGAACAACTCCAACTGCTGCGTCCGATCAAACAGCCCTTTCTGTTTCGATCGTCCGCTGGGAACCACAGCGGCCCGCTTACCAAAGTGACGCTCCAACTCGGCCAGATTCCGCACCACAGCCTGACCCCACGGCCCGGATACGATCAGCGCAGGCACGCCGTCTAATCGGAGCCGCCGGTCGATTGCCAGCTCCCATTTGCGACGGCTGATTTCGCGCTCGACCGCGATCAAAGAATCGTGCTCGCACACGGCTAAACCCCCACTACTTGGCCACCCAAATCAAGCAAACCGCTCAAACCGCTCAATCCCCTCCCAAAAACACTCCGGTTGCGGCAGCGTCGTCACCGCCTCGTAGATCAGCCCGCTCGGCTCCCGGTAGCTGGTCGAGTTCAGCGTCGCGGTGTGCCCCAACACAAACTGCCCGCTCCCCGGCCGGTGCCGCTCCAATCGCTCGTTGCACGTCAGCCTGCCAACCTGCCAAGGCTTCGCGTGCCGGATCCCCACCGACTCCGCCGCCCGCTTGAACCGCGCGTTCCGGTCCCGAGCCGGCCGCGACCGCTCCGGATCGGCAGCCGCCGCGTCTGTCAACTCCGGCCACACCAGGCCCGCACCCTCCGGGAACAACAGCCCCTGCCGGCCACGCCACCGCTGCAGCTGACGCACCGTCACCACGGCCAGCGGCACCGTCTGCCGCTTGCCCGTCTTCCGCGCAGTAAACTCCACACAGGGCCGATCCGCCGTGAGCGACAGCGATTCCCACCGCAGGCCAAACAAGTCCACCGTCCGCAGGCCCACGTTCAAGCTCGCCACGAACGCCACCTGCAGATCCACCTGCCCCGCCAACGCCTGCCAAATCGACGCGATCGCCCGATCGTCGTACAGCTCCTTCGCCGCCCGCTCGTCCGGAGCCTCCCGCCCCCACGTCGGCTCCGGTACCCGCTCGATCGCCCGCACGGCCTTGGCCCGGGCAAAGATCGTCCGCAGATGCGCCCACGTGCTCCGCACCGTGGTCACCGCCAGCTTGCGCCGCATCGCTACCAGCGTCGCCGTCACGTGCTGGTCCGTAATCCACGCCAGCGGCCTCCCCCGCCAGGGCTCGCCAGCCGGCCAGTCCCCAGGCCGCGGCGAGAACCGCTCCCAGCGATTCAGCGCCTGCCGATCCTTCGCGGCCGACGCCGCCGCCAGCGTCGCGTCTGACACGCGCCGCCGCCGCACGGCCGCCAAGCCGTACACGTCGTGCTCGTACAGCCCTCGCAGCGTATAACGCTCGGAAAACCATTGCCGCTCGCCCTCCGGAATCTCGACCGCCTCCGTCTCGCCCGCTACCTCCGCCGCCCAGTCGTAGTGGCCCTCGGCGAACGGGGTGGCGTCAGCCCCCCGGTCCTCCCCACCCCCCGGCAGACCGCGCACAGGACTATTACTCCTGTGCGCAAACTCGTCTCCGCCCTCGTCCGGCGGCACCCACAACGCCAACTGTCTGGCGAACGGGGCGGCGTTAGCCCCCCGGTGATCCTCTGCTCGTGCCGCATCCATGCCCACAAGCCTCCTCCCTACCCATACATCGCGTCACCCCAGAAAAAGCCCGATCGGCGCGCAGTCTCGCTCCCGCATACGCCGATCGGACTCGTTGCCCTGCACCCGCCAAGAGCGACGGGATCACACAGACACCAGCCGGCCCCGCCCTCCTTGGCTGAAGCCGGCTTCCCTGACAGATGATGACGCCCAAAGGCGTGCCGCTCCGCAGCCGCCAGAAAGGCGCCGTCGACCTATCGGTCAACCGGGACGCCTATTGTTATCATCTGATAAGCGTTGTCAAGACGACTTTCTAGAAAAGTTTGGATTTCCCTTTTTGCCGCGTTTGAATTGTGCAACATCGTCGACGTGGATCACGTACGTCTTGCCATCTGGGCTTCGGTCGGCGGGCAGCTTTCCAGCGCGGATGTAGTTGGCTACCTGTATGCGGCTTAGCCCCAATTTCTTCGCCGCCTCGCTCACACTCACCAGATTCCCCGACGCGACCGTGCTCATGTCCTTCATGGTATTGCCCCGGCAATCATTGTCAAGCACAATAGATCGTCGCCCACGTCTCGCTCAACAGCGGCTGGGGACGGCACCAGCGCACCGGACCCCACGTCCACGTCCCCAGCCGCATCTTCTTCTCGGCTCTCAAGCTAGATTTGCCACGGTCCCACACCTCGGACAGCAGTACCGTGTCCCCGAGTACGCGATCGCGTAGATCAGCCCCGGCACAATCGCCAGGCACATCAACACCAACAGCACGATCCGGCTGCCCTTAGCCTGCTCGGCTGCCGCCCCTCGATACCCGCAGTTAGGATTTGCACACACCATCTGCTTCGCGCTGACCTTCCATCCTCGCGGCATCAAGCTGTCCATCGTCGTCCCTTTCTGCTTTTGATCCGTGGGGGGGGGGCCTGTTTTTCTGCGCCCCCCGCCGCCCGTAGAC